ATGGCATTGCTCCCGTCATAATATTTCTTTATGTCCTTGTTGCCCGCATAGATGATCGCACTCTGACCCGCCGCCGACACAACGCCTATTTCGTCAATGCCGCCCAGCCTTTTAAGCTCCTCGGCGATTTTTGTGTAAACGTCTCCGTTCATCGGTGTATCTCCTTTTCATGCGCACGTTTGAAAACGGCCTGCCACTGATCGCCGAAATCCGTTTCAGCCCTTTGGCACCATTCGGGAACTGCATTGGTATTTTTATCTGTGTATGTAGTAGGGCACTTGTATGCTGCTTCCGCATAGGGCATAACCCAGCGCAAAACTCCCTTTTCAAGGTCACTTCCCTGAGAAGTCATAGCCTGAATAAGCTGTTTTGCAGGGATATCACTTGTTTTTATTCCGTGCTGCCCTATCATCTCAGCCGCTACACTTGAATGTATAACGGAGCTGAGAATAAGCGCACCGTAATCCTGCTTGCAGAAATAATTGCAGTCTTTAAGTGCCTGCTCTGACGTAGCAAAAATCGCCTTGTCCATAGCGCCTTTCATATCGCCGCCCGATATGCCGCCCCTTATCTCAATATCCACCCTCACGTCATCACCACCTCCAGATGATGAATATCCCCCTGTGGTGTGAAGAACGTCTCCACCTCACTCACAACAAAGGTCTCACCGTTAAAAATAACCTCGTCCCCCGTCTCAAAGGAAACATCATTGGGCACGGAAGAAAAAGCATCAAAATACATCTTTGCCCTTACCTCGGGAATATCGCCCCCGAGAGAGAAACGCTGAGAACGGCAAGGCTCAATGTAAACAAAATTGATGTCCGTCTCAAGGGTCTCACCCTTGCCGCCCCACCCGTCCGAGCTTAACTTCTCAATAAGCCTGACCTTGTGGGGAAGATAGCAGCGGGGAATAGGGGATATCAGCAACATACGCCGCACCCCCTGTATAAAAGTCCCGCCCGTTCAAGGTAACTCTCAGCCCGAGAGCATATGCCCCTCGCCGCCGCAGAACCGCCGCCCGAAGAAGAGCCACCCGAGGACATCGAGAACGAGCCGAGAGTGAAGCTCTGCGCCGTACCCGATACCGACATAGCCCAGGCATCAATGCCGCCGCACAGCCCCATATATTCAGCCTGTGCGCATACCGCAAGATCAAACTGCCTCATCTCCTCTTCCGTCTCGGGAGCACGGAGAATAAAGCAGTTTATCTCGCTTTCGGCTCTCGTCAGCAGGCGGTCAAGGTCGGGATAGTCCATACCGCCGAAAACGTCATAATAAAAATCCGTACTGACCGCCATACTCTCACCTTTCCTTACGCCTTAAGCATCGCAGCAGTCACGGTGATATAGCCGACAGTGACCGCCTTGCTGTCCGAGTTAAAGCAAACTACCTCGATAACATTGCCCTCGGCAGCTGCGATCTCGGTAGTGCCGCTGGTAAGCGCTGTGCCTGCATATGCGGTGGAAGTCTCGCCGTAAACAGCCCTTGCGGAAGGATTTACCTTGTACGCATAAGTGCCGCTTGCATCGCCGCCTGCCGCAACGGTGATAACAGTCTTGCCCTTTGTGCTGCCTGCCGCCGCTGTGAGCTTAAGAGAGCCGGGAGCATATACCGCACGGATAGCCACGCTTCTGAGTACCTTGTGAGCATATGCGATTCTTCCCTGTACCGCACTTGCACCGATGTACTTGCCCGAGCCGTTCATGTCCTGGAGATGTACGGGAACGGAGAACTCTTCCGCTCTGGTCGCAAATCTTGGGTGACCTGCGATCATTGCCAGACCCGCAGTCCTGTCATTCCACTCGATAACGTTAAAGCCCGCAATGCGTCCTACGATTCCGCTCTGGACTACGTTGTCACCCAGAGAGGAAGCCTTGACAAACTCAGGGGACTTAAGGATAAATGAGTAGGTCGCAGGGGTAACCAGCAGATAGCGTCTGCCGTCATCGGGAATATTGGCCTCACTCATCTGCTGCCTGATATCCACGATATCGCTGTAAATGCCGTCAACAGTAAGCGCACCGATGTTGGTAACGGTAGCGCCTGCGAGAAGTACGGTAGCGCCGTCAGTATCCTCAGCAACGGCAAGGGCATAGCCTGCACTGTCAAGTCTGTCCGCAACAAGGTTGTCGGGGACAAGCTGCGCATCGTAGCCGTCGATAAGCTCATTTACTGCCTTTTCCTTGTCGATGGGGAAGTTGATGTAAGATGTGCTGCCGTGCTTAACGGGAATGCCGTTTGCACGGTCGTAGTCCGATACCTCCACCTCCGCATCTCTTACGGGGATCTTTACAACGCCCGCCTTGGGGCTGCCCTCGTAGTCGGTGTTAAATACAACGCCGTTTTTCAGCTTGTTTTCCTGGCGAATCTTTGCCAGAACCAGAGCCGAATATCTTTCCTGTGCTTCATGTGCCATAAATTACATTCCTCCTGTTTTTAGATTTTTATGTTGGGATTTTTCGCAAGGAACGCCGCCTCTACGCCCGAAGGCTGCTTGCCGCCGTTGCCGAAGCTTACCCCTGTGGTGACACCCTGAGGGGCGCTTTTCGCAGAGCAGAAAGAAGGGTATTTTGAGATGACCGCATCAATAGCCTTTTCAATGGGCATATCGTCCGATACCTTTGCCATGGCAAGGGCGATAACGTCATCTACAGCCTCGGCAGTTACGCCCTTGGAATAAGCGCAGCACTTAGCCTCAGCCGCCGCAAGCTTCTTCTCGGCGTCCGCCCTGCCATTTTCGGCAGCAGATATCTTTTCCTGTGAAAGCTGTTCGGCAGTTTTCCGGCTGTCCTGCCACTTTCGGAATGCTTCCATCTCTTCCTTTGAGGGCTGTCCCTTTGCCTGCCTTTCAAGTCTCTGCTTGACTATTGCGTCAAGCTCTGCCTGGGTAAATGTTTTTGCCGTCTGCTCAGGCTCAGACGTAGATACAGCCTTTTCAGGGAGATTTGCTCCGCCCTTTACAGCCTGTGTGGGATCACCTCCGTAGGCTCCCGTGGAGCCATTTTCAGCCTTGTTGGTTTCGGTTACGGTTGTGTTTGTTTCTGCCATTATGATTACCTCCGTTTATAGCCTGTCGGCTTGTTTTTTCCGTCCTCAGTTTAACGCCGTAAGTACGTTTAGGGCATAAAAAAAGCAGCCGTAAAGCTGCTGATTTACTGTTTAACCCCCTAGATTTCGAGGGGCTTATGTTTTGGTGGAGCCAACAAAACGTGATTTATAGCCATTTTGTTGAGGTCAGCTGAGGATTACAGTACAACGCCCTCAATTACTGCTCTTGCCTGCAATATAGCGATATAATCTTCCATCGTCCTCACCTGAAACTCATACAGTGATCTGGGACACGTAGGCGTGAAGTTCAGTTCGCCCTTATCCCATTTTTCAAGCATTGCTTTGAGCTTTTTGCAGTGTATCGCAACCTGTCCGTACTCGGCTTTGAACCTGTCCTTGTAATCGGAGCTTGCCATAAGCTTGGCTGTGTCTGTCAGCTCCATAGGTCTTGCTGCTGTTTCGTTCATAACATCATATCCTTTCTGTTTAATACCTCTGAACGGTATAATTATTCGCTTACAGGTTCATAAGTCTTTTCAAAGATATCAGGCTTGCAAGGATACTGTTCTCCGTTCACACCAGTGATGATGTAGTCGCCGACAGATGCCGTCATATCACCCTCTAATGTGTGGATAACGACTTCCTTGTCAGTCTGATACGCTTCTACCACAACAGGCTTCTTGCGGTATTTCATGACATCATATCCTTTCATTTTGATATAAAAACAGCGCATATGTTACCGACAAAAATGTCGTAAACATACACGCTTGTGTGGGTATAAGAAAACCGCCTTGTTATTTCAAGCTCTGAAATATTGGTTATTCTTTCGGAAATATATTCCACATTCTCACTCCTCCAATAAAAAATCACCCTACTTGTGTAAGGTGATCAAAAGTCGATTATCTTTATATCTCCGCAAATTTCCGATAAGCATTTTCCGTCAAAAAAAGGGCGATCCATAACATCGTCAATGCTGTTGACGGTTAAAGTGTTATCACCGCACCACATATCGAATTTGTTTTTTGAAAACGGGTCAACGCCACAGGATTTGCCGTTGAATTCAAATGTGAAATGTGATGCTATTTCACTTATTCTGCTTTTTATTTTTTTAGCTGTCATAGTATATCACCATTTTCCATGCGTTCCTCATCTGTTAAATTTCGGGCTTCACTACGGGTTACATCTCCGTTTTCATCATATGAATAATCGTGAGCGTGTTCACCGTTTTTGCCAAACGGGTGGTTTTTGGGATTGCCATGATCATGATTTGAAACTTGCTTGGTCTGCTTGCCGTTTCCATCATAATAGTTTCTGTCAATCCCGCCCTTGGTATTTTCTCTTTGGGTAATGCTGTTGGGTTCGCCTGTAAGGTCAGTCCTTTCAACGATTTTTACAGGGGTACCGTTTGCGTTTGTGGTCATATTCATTATACCACTTCTGCTGCCATTGTCAAGCCCTGATTTCGCCTTCCTCTCCGCCCAAACCGTCTTACTGCTCTTGCTCCTGTCATACCCATAAACCTGAGTGCGGTCATTGTGCTGCTTAAGCCCTGTTTCCTTGCAGTAAGCCCTGTATTTCTCCCTCTGATTGCGAAGCCGTAAAGAAGCCTTCCGCAAGCCCTCAGTGTCGCCTGTTTCCTGTAACATCATACATTCACGCTTGGCAGCTCTTATGCCCCGTTCCATAGCTCTCTGCTGCTGAAACTGCATATACCGCCTGTCATTTTCCTCTTTTGGATAGGGGAAATATCTCTGAAAGTTGATGCCAGGAACGAACGGATATTGAACGTGCCCGCAGTTTATGCCGAAAAGTCCCGCAGGCTGACCGTAGCTCGTTTCCGAAAGGGGAGTGTAATATATCTTGCCGCCTGCTCCGTCCACAGTCACCCCCTTGGAACCGTCACGGCTGAATATCCTGCCCTGATAGGTCGCACACAAGGGACGTGCGCCCATGTGTGAGGAGACCTCGATAAGATTTATCCCGTATTCATCGCATCGTGCGTCCTGCGCAGCCCTCGCAGTGTTTCCGAGAGTTGACCGCATATCCATCATAACGTAAGCCTCAGGAGACCATTCACGCCCACGCTTGTCAACGAAAGCGGGAATGCCCTTTTGAGCAAGCTCCCGTATGGTTTTCCTTGTTGCTTCCTGCAAGGACATCTGCCCCGATACAGCCTTTGCCGCACCCTTGCCCATAATGTCAAGAGCACCCTGTCTGCCCTCGGCAGTGTCACGATAAATGGCATTCACAGCATTCACATACGCCGATTTTGCCTTGTACCCCATGACCGTGTTCACAAGGTTAAGGTCGCTCGCCGCCTGCCGTTGGAAAGCCTTGGCCGCACCGAGAGCCGATTCCTCCGCAGGAATGTCCGAGAAATATTCCGACAGCCCCGCAGCATTCGCCGCCTGCACCGCATTGTCAAGATATCCTATCTCAGTCTCAGCCGCCGTCAGAACAGCGTCCATAGCCTGACCGCCCTCGACCTCGGAATATCCCGCAATGATAGCCGCCGCCCGCTTGTCGAAACGTCCTGCCCTCGCAAGCTGCCTTATCCGCCATTTGGACGTGTCGGAAATATCTCCGTCCCGTGAAAGCTGCGCCGCAATTTCCCGCAGGATATCATCTTCCATATCCAGCAGCACCCGAACAAGTGGAGCAGACAGCTCGTCATACTGTTCCCTTGTCACCTGCATCACCGCCCGAAGCTACAAAGCCGTCACCGTCCGAAACTCCGAGAACAGCACTTTCCGCATTTATCCTTTCAAGCTCCCGCTTTGCCGCCTCTTCATCGCATTTCATTATCTCCATAATGGCGGAAATCTTTGACTTTAGCCCCGCCGTTACAAGACTGATGTTGTTTGCGATAAGCGTGTTGTCATCAATAACAACGCTGTCCTTGAACGCCACAGTGACCTCAAAATCACCGTTCGGAACTTCACCCGTGATCATAGCAAGCCTGAGCACAGCCCTGCACATTTCCTCAATGAACTCAACGAGGAGATTTTTCTGACAGCGTATCGTAACAGCCGTCTTGTTTTCCTCGGAAACCACCTCGGTTGCGGTCTTAACTCCGCCCGCCTTGTCGAATGACAGCGAGCCGGGAGAAAGCCCCACCTGAAAGCACAGAATATTCAGCAGCGCATTTATGCCGTCAACGTGCTCTGAAATTCTCAGCTCCACAGTGTTGTCGGTGATTTTCAGGTCCTTGTCCTCATCGCATTTCAGTGCCTGATAAACCTCGTCATCAGCGTCAAAATACCGCTCTGTCTTACCCGTTTCGGGATTGACCACAGTACGAATGCAGGAGCTTGGCACGATTATTCTTTTCTTTCCGAGAACAAACTCACGGGCAAAGCTGTCAAACGCCACATCAAGGGCTTTGAGCGTGTCCTCGCAGTTTGCAAAGCAGCTTATGCCGAGAGGCAGCTCCGTGGGAATGTTGCTTGGAAAATCGGTCTTGAAATACTGAAACAGGGGCGTGTCCATAGCATATGTGAACGTGTCTGCCATATCGGGATAAAGCACCGACAGCGGCACTCTGTCACCCGGAGCATTGGGGTCAGAAGAACGAAACAAAAAGCACTCCACAAGGATATCATCATCCTTGACGGAATGCTTCTCAAATAACGTGTAATAATATTTGCCCTTGGCTGATACCGTGCCGAAAATGCCCTCGGTAATGTCCCTGTTGTCCCATTTCAGCGGATAAAACTGCCGCCCCTCAACAAATGACAGCCGCACCCTGCCCCGTTCTATGTATTCCCTCAGAACACAGCCGCCCTGAGCAAACGCCGCCGAAAGCAGGCGGGGAATGTTCTTCCAGAACCCCTCACGGCATAAAAAATCACGAATGAATGTGTCATAAACCTCCGACCCGCAGGATATGTCCACCTGCTCCGCAAAGCACTTGTGAGAAAACTCGTCGCACAGAATTTTCGCCGTGTTCAGCATATTCATCTGCCGCACAGTGCCCCTGTTCAGCCCCGCACGCTTTACCTCACGCCATTTCGGGCGACCCTCGTAAATATCCTGCCACCTGTCCATATAGCCGCTGTAAAAGCCGTTATCCCCGGGAAATTCTTCCTCCGGAAACGCCTGCCGCATTTTTTCTATCATCATCTACTTATCACCCTCTCCATCATCTCCCGCATATACGGCTCCGTGCTGTACTCCTGCGCATCGAGATTATCAATGTTTGTTGTGCCGTCATCGAGGCGGACATCAGCCGTTTTGACCTTGCTATCCCACATAGCCTCTGAGAGCGCATCTATGGTCGATGTGCAGCCCTTAAGTATCTTGTACCGCCCTGCACCCATCATCACCGTGTAGAAGCGCGGCGG